CACATTCCTTGATTAAAGAGTATGAATATACCCAAATCGCTAGACACAAGCCATTTGTACCCAGTGGGTGTGTTGTCCATGTGGATGTAGCTACCAGAGATAAGAGTACCAGTCCCCTTAATAATCTTAACTTTTTCCTTAAGTGATCTATTAAACTTCTCTGGCTCATTACCAGATAGATAATAAAGGTAATCAGAGGCTATCCACATACCATCCTCTACAGGCATGATCTCTAATATTTCACTAGGGAACTGATGGAAGTTAGTATCTAATCTATACCACTCATAACTATAAGGTTCAGAGTACCATAGTGTGCTCCCCTCAGCTATGTATAATCTACCTTTATAAAACTTAACTATCTGTCCGAGCGGAGCAGCATCAATGTTAAAAGTTCTTATAGGGTTTATTAGTTCAGCAGTTGAAGTTATGAAGTAGGATAACCCTAATGTCCCTATACCGGAGTAATAGAGTACTTCTCCATTCTGAGTAGAGCAATAGACTCTGGCATATAAAATGGTAGGATCAGGATTATTAGGGATTGTAAAGGTTATGCCAGAACCTGACGGAACTGTAATAACAGAAGATCTAGATACACCACTTTCTTTGTAATCAGAGTTTACATATGTGAAAGCTACTTGATAAGTACCTTCAGGTAATGCTCCAATCGTTTGAACTAGATTAGGATCTAATGGATTCTTTTGTATCCCAAAGGGCATTGGCCCATCAAGTGTTATAGTCCCATTGATTGTAGTTGAAGTATAGTATATAATATCATCTACTTCTTGAAAGGAGAGAGAGACATTACCTACACCAGCTCTAATTAGGGTAGTAGAGTAATCAGGGTTTACCATAACCAAATCACCGTTTCTTACTGCGTATGTACCTAAGCTGTCTGATGTATATAGAGAGGAGTAATTAGCAGTGTCTACTTTAGTATAACCCTTTCTCTTATAGACATTCCCTGTCTTATCAATGTTTACATTAAGAGCTTTCTTCAGATAATTTAAATCCGTATTCTCAGGGGAGCTTACATTATTTAAACCTTTAAAGACAGTTAGGTTAACACCCTTACTATGATTAGGCATTAAATACCTCCGTACTTAACAGTTCTATTAGATGTTCTTCTCTTCCTGATTGAACCATAAGAAGATACAAATGGGAACTCTCTATCGAACATAGCAGAGAAAGTGTCTGCCCTTTTAGGATCTAAAGTGTTTGCTTCATCTTTCATATAACATAAAAAAGCAGCATAAGATAGCATTGGTACTTGGAACTCTTCCTTTAACTCTGGAGAGGAATCAGGAAACTCCCAAGAGAGAGAGGTCTTAGGGTACCTGTAGATTAGGATATCTAACGTCTCATCTACCAAAGGCATTGGTGAGATTCTAAGAGTATTATCTACATCATCTAATACATAGAATTGTATATCTCCTTGTCTGGTATTCATGTCCTTGAATTCCCATAGGTCACTTAAATCCCTTACTCTCAATCTAACACCATCACTACGTCTAACACCTTCAACCTTCATTACGTAATTAGGTAGAGAGTATAGATGGGAAGTAGTTGTTGCATTTAAAGTTATTAAATCTTTTACTGGATGAGTTCTTTTGTATACTTGTTTAATGGCTTCATTAATGTTAGCTGTTATTTCTTCATTCTTCCATCTTAGCTGTATGGAATCATAATCACTTTCACTATAACCAGTCCAATCTACTCCAGTACCGCCAGTATCATCTAGAATGTTAACGCGTAAATAAGAGACTAATTCTAGTAAAGTCATATTACTCTCCGGCTTCTTCGATTAACTCGTTCCAGATAGAATCTATGTAATCTTTCTTAACTGAGCGTTTAATAGCAGCGATAGCCTTCCTATGTATTAATCTGCCTTCTTTATCAACAGATCCCACTGGACTATTATATACCACCCTCAATGCTTCCTTATCTAATGCTCTTTGTGCTAATTCTTCTTGAAGCTTCTCAGCTTTCTTTTCTTCAATGTAATCTTTCATTCCCTCAGTCTTCATTTCCTCTGAGAGTGCTCCAGCTGAATAGGCTTCTCGCCATAATACATCTGGTATAGAGATAAAGTCTTTTGTAATAACAGCCCCATGACCAGAGGTGGAACTAATAAAGATATCTTCACCTGGACTTCTAAAGTTTTTAAAATTCATAATTAGAATAAGTTCTTTAATTTATAGAGAGTAGAGTTATTTAAGTCTTGTAATTCATCTATTAGATTTTGAATCTCAGAGTACTGACTACAACTCTTTCTATTCTTATCTACCCAAGATCGTACTTGTTCTACTAGTTTAATTGGATCAGAGGTTACTACGGAGACTTTAGGGTACTCCTCGATAATCCCTTCCCTACCTTGATATGCTTCGGCTAATGAATCAGCAGAATCTATTAATCCATCATAATAAGAATTAAGAGCCATATGTTGAGAGTAGCTCTTAGTTTGTAAGTGAAAGATATGCGCTTGAGTCCTTGCAGCGAATAGAATGGATATTAAAGTGGGCATTTTACCACTTGCTTTTGACGTAGTTTCCATAAGGCTCCTCATACAAAAAAGCCACCCAGCTACAACTAACCAAGAATCCTCAGGAAGTAGTAGTGGGTGGGCGTGTTATTAGCCTTGTGAGAACTCTGCTCGGCCACTTACAACGTATTGTAATACGATTTCAGAAGCAGCAGCAATAACTGGAGTAGCGCCAGCCACAGTGATAAACAAAGTAGTTGGGGTAGTATGCTGATATCCAGGAGTTAACAAAGCAGTTTTAGCTACAGTAACTGCAGAGGTAGCAGCTAAGTAACGAGCAGCTGAACCTACGTCACCCAGAGCAACAGTAACACCTACAGTTGTACCAGTTTTTACGTTTAAATAACCACCAACAACGATTGCGTTAGAAGGTAAATCAATTGCGTTGAAAGTGCCGATAGCATCGACTTCACCTTTGTTCGCAGTTGAGTCAAAGTTTAAAGGCTGAATAACAGTAATAACTGTTTGACGGCCTGGGTTTTTCTTAATTGCCATTTATATATTTCCTATTGATATGTTGATTAGCAGCCTTTCTTGCCTTTAGCCGGAGCTTTCTTGACAGGAAAAGGCATTTTGCTTGGTTTAGTTGGTTTAGTAGCCATGATACCCTCTTAGGTAAGTAACCCCCAGTGGTGCGCTTCATAGAGAGGCGTAGGGGGTGTTGTTAGATTTAGATAGCGTGGTCGATTGCTAATACACCGAAGTCTTCTGTGCTCTTATCATAGATAGAGTAGAATACTGGTTTCAAGAAACCGAACATTTTATCAATGTTAATACCAGGAGAAGAATCATAGTTGAACCATTTTTCTGACCACTCAGGAGCACCTAAGTCAGCGAAGCCTAAGGCTTGTGAGCCACAGACTAAAGCACGAGCACCATCAATAGTACCAAGAGCTCCCCATTTAGAGCCAGAAGCAGCGCCTTTAGTATTATAAACTAAACGATGTTCATGGAACACTAAACCATCAACAGTCAAGATTCCGCCTTCGAAGAAAGGGTTAGTCTTTCCACGATCAGCACCAGTCACAACAGCTCTTTGGTAATCTTGATCTTTCTTAAGTTGAGCTAAACCTTCTGGACGAATGAAGCAAACATAGTACTCTTTACCACCAGCATTCAAAGGTTTGATGTAATGGGTTTTAGCATAAACTACGATATCAACAATAGCTTTGTAGGTAAGAGTATCAGTAGCTAACATAGTAGAAGGGCTGCCTGCAATCAATGCGCCATTAGCACCATCCCAACGTCTCCATCTTTTAGTAGAAGGAGCAGTTACGCTAGAGGCGAATGCCAATGAAGCGAATGCACCAGAGGTACGAGGAGAACCATCGTTGTTGAAAGCGTAAGACACACCTGACAAAGTTAAGAAAGCCAGTTGATCCATACGGTTTGCTAACCAGAAAGACAATCTTTCTTTAGCATTTTCACGGAAGGAAACAACAGTCTTTTGTTCTGCCAATTTACCTTTTTGACGTAGACCGTGAGAGATCAAGTCAATGGTAATCTTGGTGTTGTAAGTCTTCATTTCTTCTTCGTTGTTTTCGCGTTCGTTATCACCAACGACACCATCTTCAACCAAGTCAGCTAACAGGTGCATGATAACCTGTTCGCCTTTTTCTGTTTTAGTTAACTCAGTGATACGTTGTACAACAGAATCGCTTGAGCCTACGAATTTATTAATGAAAGTCAAGTCACGAGCTGCTTTCCACAGATCTTTTGACCAGACTAGTTTTTGATCTGCTGTTAAGGCAGCAAAGTTAGTTAATGCCATTTCTAAATATTTCCTATTAAATTAAAATTAAATTGATACTCATGTTAGACATTTCGGAGTCCTTGCCGACCTTTTATCGTGAAGGTAACACGAATATATGACTAGTGTTAGTAGCCGTATTTGGTGGGAGCACTTGGAGTCGAACCAAGAATGTTTACCCTGAGGGATCGGATTTACAGTCCGATGTAGAACACGCCTTATCTACAATACTCTCGTAATTTGTGTGTGGCTACTTATATAGCGAATTACCACACATACGCGTAAGGGGTTAATCCCCTCTCAGAATACTTAATTCTTTCTTTGTTAACTTATTAAAATCCCTTTCACTCATCTTAGAGATGTCAACAGTCTCTGAATCAGCTGATTTAGTAGATGCAGATTTTACTTTAGTTGGTTGGGAACTAGCAGCTTTAGCGGCCTTCTTACCAGCCTCTACTTTCCTCTTACCACCTAGAGATACCTTTATCTCTTTCTCTACACCCTTATACAAAGGGACTACCTTACTAATAGCTAACTTTAATCCTTCAGTCTTTGTTTTACCTGAGGCAACATACCCAGCCAGTAAAGCATTAACAGTATCAACGGCTTCTTCATTATAATCTTTAGAGTTTGTATCTAAGAAACTATAAGTTGATTCAACAGTTGCAATGTAATTATTAAACCTTTCTGCTTCAATAGCAGCAGTAGATTCAGCTTTGGCTTCAGTGGAGGCAGTAGATTTAATTGTATTGATTAAACCCATTAACTCATTCTTTCTCTCTTTGTCAATCTGGTTCCGTAGGGCTGATGCCTTAGCTATTTCACCTTCAATGATTAGAGATACATATTGCTCTTCAGCGGCAGTGAAGTCATAAGTAGGAGCTTGTGGTGCTGCAGGAGTAGCTGCTGTTGGAGCGTTGGAGAGTGAGATAAGCTTTTCTAATTGAGCTTCTAACCATAGGTTTCGTTCCTTAGCATCTTCTCTTTGTTGAATTACTTCATCAAAACGAGACTTAGGGATACGAGCTTCTTTCTTAGTCGGTACTTCTTCTTCCTCTACTTCATCTTCTTCTTCTTCCTGTTCTTCCTCATCTACTTCTTCGTCTTCCTGATCTTCTTCTATTTCTTCAAGATCCTCATCTTCCTCGTCTTCTAAAAAGTCATCCCCTCTATCCAATGTTTCGTCTTCTTGATCTTCTTCTGTATACTTAGCCATTTGTTTCCTTAGTTTCTATTTTATCGTTTTAGTACGAGATCACCTAATATGCCTAGGTGGTGCATTTCAAAGTTTACTTTAATAAAAGATTATGAGCTATTCTTCTAGCCCACCCTTTACCTTGTGATTCCCATGCTGGTATCTCAGTAAAGAATAGGAGCCTATTAGCGTTATAGTACTGTTTAAGTAATACAGGGTCTATAGAGCTAGCAGCCTTGAGTGTATTCTTTCCTATGATACCATCAGGTTCTGATCCAACAGAAGTCTGAAGGATCTTAATAGATCTAGTCACACCACTATTTACAGCAGTATCAAATAGATCAAAACTGATCGAGGAAGGTAATTCATTTATCCTAAGTTTATTCCAATAATCCCTTAGATATATCTCTTTCGCCCTGTCAAGGCTAAGGTTCTGTATATCCTCATCAGGATAAGACATAGAAGAGATACCAAACATACTTCCTTTCAGTTCACCTACTCCTATTTTACCTGATGTCCAGTTGCCTCTGTCTCTCCGATCCATGGAGAGCTTACCCTCATTCCCTATTAATAATTTAAATGCATCATTGAAGTTCATTAATGTTTCCTAGTTGCCTCGGAGTACTCGTATTATCGACAGGCATTGTAGAAACTTTAGGGGCTGTTTCAGGCATTTCCTGAGGTTCGCCTTGCTCTTCTTCATCTTTAGTTAAATGAGACTGTAGCGCGTCTATAATCAATGCTAATTTAGGGTTCTCAGAGATCATTACAGCTACATCTGCCACTTGTTTAAGAGTCTCGCCTTCTTTAGCCTTAGCCTTAGCTTCCAACTCTTCAATAGTCTTTTTCATAGTTTCTAATTGAAGCTGCATCTGTTGCTTCTCTTCGTCACTAGGGCCACCTTCAAGTTGTTGAGCGATCTCGTTCTTACGAGAGAGAGTACTCATCTTAATCATTTCAGCATCTGGTATCTGAACACCAAACTTACGCATTTCAATAGCTTGAGAGAACTGAGCATTTTGGAAAGTGATTTGAGTAGGAACATCAGAGATAACTACATCATACTTACCCACTGTTACATCGTTAATGATAGATGTACCATCATCTTGATTTATTGTAACAGGAACATTCTCTTGTTTACCATCTTTCTCTGGGCCAGTAATAATAAAGGTTCTTTCTTGAGTATAAAAACCTTGTATCAACTTCAATAATCTATCAGCTATCATATTACGAGTCCTAAACAAATTATCAATAGGAGCTGCGAGTTGTATAGCTGATTGATGTACTCTTGATTGAATAGCTGTACCACTCACCTCTGGGCCCTTACCTCCTTGAAAGGTTTCAGACACACCACTTATTAGCCTGATAAGATCTACACCTGAGGTTACTAGATCTTTAAGGCCCGTTGGCACTTGGTTTGGCTCAATCTTCTGTGGGGCTGTTCTCCCTTGCTTATACTCTAATACTAATCCAGTTTGAGAACCTACTTGCTCTAGATCCTCTGTATCCATATTGACTAGAGTATTTTCCTCTATCATCCAACCTGAGTTAGCAGTAGTGTTCACTACGTGTAGTATTTGAGAGTAAACCTTATTTAACATCTCTTGGGTCTTAATAAGATTATCTACTAAACCTACAGTTACACCGCGCCTAAAGTAAGGAAAGTAAGGAACTACAGTAAAATGATCATAAGGACTCCATTCATCAAATAGAACAACATCTCTAGTAGATACTGTCCATCTAACTCTTTTAGCAGTTTTCTTAATTATTTCATATCCATTACCCTTGGCATACTTCTTCTTCTCAGCAGGTTTAGTGCCTTCTGGTACAGGGAATAAATCACCAGTACTAGGGTCAAAGTAGAACTCTCTATTATGTAGTTTCCAGTATTGTCTATTGATTAGACGGGCATGAGGGACATCTGTAGTATCTGTGTAGAAGGCAGAGTAGTTGTTTACAGAACCAAACTTATTACGCTCTTCTTCAAATGTACCCCTACCAAAGTCAGGTTCATTAGATACTGCATTCTCTATAGCTCTCCATTTGGCTAGGCCATATGTTTCTTTAATATCATCAAAGGACATCCAAGAGAGGGTAATAACATCAGCCCAATCATCTGGATCATAACTTTTAGAATCAGGGTCTGGTATTACATCTAATGGATCCAATACATCTATACTTACATCTCCATATACGTTATCATTAAAATCCATCTTAATGTCAAAGTAACCACGTTGTTGTATTAAACCATCTGAGAATACTTGACTCTCTTTCCATGGGAACTTACTTTGATCTGTTAGGTACATAGAGATCTTAGAGAGTATGTCTGAGATATTCTGATCATCCACTTCCCTAGGCTTATAAGCGATATCCATCCGGCTTTGGGTTTGGTAGCCTATTACAGTATTAACTGTAGAGAAAATAATATTCTCTTCTAAGTAAGGTCTACCAGCATCCTCTAGTGACTTCTTGTCTTCAGCAGTCCATTGTCGTCCACCGCCTAAATAGAAATCCTCACATAAACGAGCTTGGGATTGATAAATGTGATGGCCTCTATACAGGGCTGTTAGATACCTCTTCCACTGATTGTTAGCTAGTTGAGTATCTTTTAATATATTTGTTGCCATTTTATTCCTTAAGCTGTTCGCCAATTCTTAGTGGAAATTCTTTTGGTAGTCGCTTTCATATAGTCATTTCTAAATGATTTAGATTTGGGGAGGGTAATACCTATTGCCAAGTATCTAAAAGCATCTGCAGGATCTGAAGCCCAGTCATGAACATCATTATCCTTATATATTTGGTGCTTATCATCCCACTCCTTCCTATAGTTCTTTAAGCCATCTAAACCAGCAGCACACTTCACTTTATCGAAGTAACACTGTGGTAATATGACTCTAACGGCATTTCTGCCTTCTTCTTTAGAAAGCTTAGAGATAATGTTTAGTCTAGTCCCTTTAAATAATTCTTCAGCCATTTCGTATCTAGTGCGACCAGAACCAAACTCTATATTAACTATATCATGAGGAAAGTTATGAGATTTATATACATAGTTCTTAGATTGTAGAACTTTAGCATAATGATCTAAACCTTTATTATTAGAGGTGTAATAGTCAATAACATGTACCGATTTACCCATAGTCTGAGTGAACCATATACAGGTATAGTCACCTGCCCCTATATCCCACCAAGTTTCTACTGGTGCTGAAGAGTCTAAAGGTAACTTACAGATTTGTCCATTCTTTTCTATATCTTCTATGATTGTAAGGTAATAGAACCCTTCTGAGTTAGCAGTCCATGAGTTATAGAACTCTTGCTGTATTAACTCCTCGGACATACCAGATTCACGCTCTTCTTGTATAACCTCATCGGATACATATCTGTTACCATTCTCATCTAAGGTTTGAGTAACATCTAGGTTCTGTACGAACCAATTGATATTCTTCTCGGCCATTTGGGTTAAATCATAGAAATGATTCTTGCCATTGGTAGAGGAGTTGAATGCGGCCCATCCATTATTCTCTGCTAGAATAGGTCTAATAATGTTCCATGCTTTAGGGTTCTGGAAGGCAAACTCAGAGAATACACACCCTACTGGGTTAGCTCCACGAACCTTATCGAATTTGTCAGTACCCATTACTTGTATTACAGACCCAGTGGTTAAGTGGATCTTCATGTCAGTACTATTCTTAGATTGTACTAAGGAGGGAGGGATGTGATCTAAGAACTTAAAACCTGAACCATCAATACCATCCCATATTACCCTTCGTCCTTGAGCGTACTCAGGAAAGAAATAGTAATATACACCTACCCTTTTAACGGACTCCCTAACCATTAAATTAAACATTGTTTTATCTTTTCCAGCCCTGCGGTGATAAATAGCTATTATTCTTTTATAGCCATTATCACGAGCAGCTAGAAGCTCCTTTTGATATGTTCTTGGAGTAAATTGATATGGTATTGTGATTACAGACATGTATTACTTACCTACTCTCTTAGTTTCAGCCCCATTAGACTTATCCCAACTACGGGCAATACCTAACCCTAACATACCACCTATTAACGTCTGTAATAGATTAATATCAATCCCTGGGAATACTGCTGGATACCCGAATACTAAGAGCATACCATTAACCACTGGCATTAGTACTACTTGATAAGCTAAACCTGAGCCGCCTACCCAGCCTATGAATGGCCTCCATCCTGCTACAAATACAGAGGATGAAGAGGCTTCTGTGTTATTAACATTAACCTGAGCTAGTACAGAATTATATTCATTCTGCATTTCAGTTAAGGCTAATGTCATTCTATTTCGTTCTGCTAAATCTGCATCAGGAGCTACTTTATCTAATATCTTAGAGATAAGGTTAGAGCCTGCTTCTATAGCTGATGGTATATCGAACATATTGTTACCCAAATATTTTAGTTAAGAGAGGGATAGCTTTATCTCCTAAGACAGCTAGGAAGAATGCAGCAGTACCCCATGTTTTAAACCACGTCTTTATTTCTTTTACTTCATCTAGCACTTCATCTAACCGTTGAGATATAGCTTCAACACGGACGTTTAATTTAACGTTATTAATTTCTAAATCTTTAAATTCCTCTTGATTCGGCATCATAGTCAGTCCTGATTATAAAGTGCCAACTGTTACAACTAAACTCTTTATACGTTCCTCTATTCTACCAGAGGATCTTAAGATAGTTATGGTATTTGTTAGGGTGAACTTCTTTAATAATGGATCCACTAATGTTACCTTTATTCCAGTAGTCTTAGTATCTAATATTACTGGTAATTCAGTAGTAACACCAACAGTTGATGTCCATGTAGAAGTTGTTATAGCATCCCCAGTTAATAGGCGAGTAGTTGCTGGTAGACACTTCCACCTTACAGTCCCATCATCTGTAGTCTTACCTTCTGTAGTATCAAATACTGGTTCTACTGATGCAGAGATACCACCTGAGATACACTCATACATGCATCCATTAGCTGTGGTAGGGACAATGACATCTAAGCCTTTTATATACTCCTTACTTGAAACTCTAGTAGGTGGCCTATAATCTATATAGTAGTACTTCTTTGAAGAAGGGTCATGCAAATCCGCGTCAGGCCATATAACCTGACCAGAGTCATCTGAGTAAATAATTGACATTTTTAGCCTTGTATGTTATTAGTAAGTTTTATATTATCCATTGGCAGCCCCAACACTATTAGTAGTTACTACCTTACTACCACCTATAGATATCGTCCTATTTCCATCCATAGCTAATACTCTTATTGATAAAGATATAGGGGCTATAACGCTAGTTCCGTATAGAGCAATATTACCGAGGTAGCTATAATAACCTATAGATCCCTGTAAGCTATAAAGTCTTTTAGAGGTTGCAGGGTAAGTTGTATAAGCGTAGACCCCTTTAGATCCAAATAGAACTCTACTTTTAGTTAGAGCAGCTTGATTACCTGTATAACCATATAATCCAATAGAACCTTGAAGGCTATGGGTATTTTTAAATAATCCAGATAGGCCTGTGCTGGTGTAAGTGCCTTTAACCCCAGAGAGGGTGTATCTTTTAACTAAAGTTGCTGTATTACCTAATAAGGTATAAACACCTAAAGCACCTAATAGGGTATAGTGATTAGTAACTGCATTGGATGTGTAAGTTAATGTACCCGAAGTCCCTAAATAACTATAAGATCCAGATGTGCTGTTTAATAATCTATTAGTCTTAAAGGTTGATGTTCTACCTGTTAAAGAGTGAGAGCCTATAGCCCCACTTAGTACTCTATTACTTCTAAAGGTTGATGTATTACCTGTTAGAGAATAAGAACCAATAGCACCTAAAAGAGTGTAGTGATTAGTAACTGCATTGGAGGTATATGTTAATGTACCTGCACTTCCAGTTAAACTGTAACTTCCAATCACCCCTAAGAGAGTGTGATTACTTCTAAAGGCTGATGTCTTGCCTGAAAAGGCAAGTGAACCAACGGCACCATTTAATAATCTATTAACCTTAAAGGTTGCTGCATTGCCTGTTAGACTATAAGATCCAGCGGTACCTGATAGAGTGTAGTTAACTACTCCACTAGATAAGGTTAGGAATTGCGGTATAGATGGGCTTTTTAAGAGCTGCCAGAAGTTTTGCGTTAATCGAACAGCCTCTGCATTAGTCAGTACTCTGTCGTAAAACCCAAAAACCTGAATCATACCTCCGTTTGCCATTATTTCAGTAGCGTAATGAGCACCAAGCGCATACTGCCTATTTAGCGTAAACGTTTGAACGAAAGCGAATTGGCCAATAGAAACACCATTAACGTAAAATGAGACCGTTGCACCATTATAGGTAACTGCAATATTATAAAACTGACCAGCTGTAACGGCACCAGCAGCCGATGCAACACCTGCAACACCTGACTTAAGAAGTCCTATTGCGCCTGCGGCGTCAATTCTGAGCTGAATGGAACCAGACCCAGTTGCAGATGAATAGATTGATTGATTAGATAAGCTGGCAAAATTAACCCTCGCAAAGAGCGTAAAACTACCACTTGTTTTCGGCGCTCCCGTGCCTGTGGCATCTCCTAGATTAAGATTTATAGATGACGCAGTACCAGTACCAACTGAATTAAAGTTAACTGCATACCCCGATGAAGTAACCAGCCATTTATTTCCGCTTACCGTAGAAGGTATGCCAACCCCAAATTTACCGTTCAACCCAGAGACGGAATCAGTTATTGAGTTATTACCAGACTGATTAAGGCCCCAGAAGTGAGATAGGCCTTTAGACAGGGGGTTACTTAGGTCTATACCTGTGTTGCTTTGCGGCTGAGTAGTGCTTACCTTTTTGGTTAACCTAAGAATATCAGCCATAGGTTAACCTAAAGTATAACCCTGGTACTTAATTACATTACCAGTTGATAGTGCAGCCCCTGAGTAATTAACTAGAGCAATACCCCAGTATGAAGGCAACACACCTCCGAAAGCTTGAGCAATGCTAAATATAGCTTCTTGTGTGTTACTAGCGAAGTTAGCAGGGTATTGAATTGAACCAACAAGCTTTAAGTTATTTGGTAATGTAGAGATATCAGGGAATGTTAAGGCCCCAACAGTTCCAGCAGCTCCGCCTGTTGTTGCCCCTGTTGTCCCTAGGTCTGTGATGTTATTCCCACCAAAGGCAAAGATGCTAATACATTTATTATTAGCTGGGACTGTGTTGGCTATTGTTATTAGAAAGTTTACATAGACATCAATAAATTTATTAGTTGTATTATCAATGTATCCGCTCCCCCACCCAGCCGTAGCACTGTTAGCTAGAGAGTCTAGGGATGTAGTTGTTACTGTAGTCTCTGTTCCGTAAATTGGGCCTGCCATTATAATACCTCATGTATTGCGTTAGATATATCATTCTCATTAATAGCTAACCCAAGCTGTTCAGCGCGGCTGATCATCTTCTTACCAAATGACAATATAGTTAATTTATTAGTTTCAGTAAAATCAGGAATAAGAGGCTCGGCTACCACTGCATCTAATGTAGCTGTTATTTTACCGAGAATGATTGGATTACTCAGATCAAATCCACTCTCAGTAAAATCTGCTAGAGCCATGTTAAACTCACGGCATGATAGAGTTGTGCTATCTAGCATTGGTAGCCTTAATCCTAATAAGGAGATGTATTGTTTTACATCATGTACAGTAAGTTTACCATACACCTCTATATCCTTACGATTTAAAGCGTTAGCTATTGTAGAGAAGTCGTGATTAATTACAGATGGCCCAAGTTCTACGGCCAATGGGCCTGTTGTTATTTCTGTATATATACTCATGATTATGCAATAGACAACACGCCATTTACAGCGTCTGGAGTGAAGACGAAGGTATCAGCATTAGTTCCATTCATTACAATAGATGAACCATTATCCCAATATCCCACTTGAATGTTTCCAGTCTTATTTACTAGGGCTACATATCGAAATGTAAAGCCTGCACCTGATGCAGTCCATGTAGCAGGGGCTGCCAAAACTAATTTGTATGTTCCAGTAGCTTCTGCTGATGTAATTGTAGCTACGTTAGCCCCACCTTGAGTATAACCACCACCTGTAACAAGATCAGAGGTTCCAGCAACAAATGCTGTTCCTGATGGAGCTGTATTGGTAAGAGTAAATGCCCATTGATCTGTGCCAGCATTTAAACTCTCAACTAAAAGTTCAATTGCTCCAGCTATTTTATTGTATACTGCCATTTTATTTCCTATTTTAGTTTATCTGAATGTTGTGTATATCGGCAGAGCTAGTGCAAACTGTAGCTCCATTATCTATTACAATTAAGGATTTACTCTTATTATCTACTCCAATCGGTGGTGAAGTAGGGCAAGTAGCTAATAACCTAACCCTATACTTATTATCTAATCTATTCATCATGTCATTTAGTAAGCCTATAGTAGCCATTGATTTAGTTACAGACAATAGGCCTAGAGTTACTACATTTAATGAAGCTGGCATTATAACCTCGTAGAAATTACTGAATTATTTATCTCTTCCATCTGTATTACAGTAGAACCAAAGGATATTTGTGTTGGAGAGGTGACCATTGCTATACCTTTACTCAACCCTAATCTCCCATGGATCTCATTTAGCTGGGAAGAAGCTGCTAGATAAGCTTTGCTGGGTTCTAGCTGTATTGGCCCGTTACCAGCTATAAATACAGATAAATTATCAGATCTATATAACCTAGCCCCTTCTATAATAACTGGTTGAGTGCTTAAATTCTTTATCTTAAGATTAACAACATCAGCATTTATCCTATAGTTAAATAAATCTTCAGCAACAACAGCCCCATAGTACCCAGAGATGCCAGAGGGGAGATTGGTAGCATATACATAGAAGGCATATAGCCTCTGAATACTAGTAATACCATCTGGATCTGTTACATCTACTAGAACATTAGTGAAATTAGCAGTGAATTCTGTACAAGTAGCTCCATCTATAGCATTAGTATTATAGGTAGTGTCTAGTTCCTGGTTTAATTGAGTGCTAAAGCCAGAGGAAGTAAAAGTACCTGTAGATTGGTAAGGTAAATGGCTTAAAAGAGGAGAGTAGTGCGTAGCCCTTACTCTAACAGCATAATCTGTAGACCAATTGCTTGTTAGGGAGAGAGTGGAAGAAAGGACAATATCATTATATAACTCAGCATTGGAAGTAGTATTAACTACTTGAACCCTGGAATTAGGGATGATATTACTAATCTTAATGAGCTGGTAGATACCAGCGGAATGGGTGATTGGGAGAGATGAAGAGCCACTTATAGTTAAGGTGTTTACCGTTAAACTACCAGAGCCTGTTAAACTACCTGTTATTGTTAAGTTAGATGATAAAATAAAATTGATACCATCTGTACCTGTGATTATTGGCTCTATTCTATTTTGAGTTTCATACCACTTCAACCAATCATATACCTCTCTAATAAAGAGAGCGCCACTTATACTCAGTGTTCCTGCAGAATAACTGATACCTGATAGAGCACCAGCAGCTGATTCTGATAATTGAACTACAGTATCAATTGTTTGAATGGTAGATGACGGATTGTATTTGTAACCGTATTGATATATCCAATCAACATAAGGTGCGACAAAGAAGCCACTAACCCAGAATTTACCAAGGACAGACGGTGATTGTCCAGACACGGTAATCGTTAATTCACCTGATGTTACCGGGGTGACAAACAGGGACTGATAATAATCAGTATTAACTGATCCTCCAGCTGTGAATACCTGGGGCGTGATACCCAAACCAGAAACGGTTACTGTTGGTGGGTTAGTTACACCATAGGTGGTGTCATACCTTAAACCAAACCTGAAGGCCGAGGGTACACCTGCTGAGGCAGCCACATAATAGGAATATGCGTGAGGTGTATTAGCTACAATAGGCTCGAATCGGATTGATGACCTGCTGTTTGAAAATAACTGTGCATTATCCCTGTAGATCACACCCGTCTTTATCCACTTTTCTTGGACTAGAGGATCGGCATTTCTATTAATCACATTGACTTCACTACCATTACTGGATTCTTGTATTTTTGAGGCAAGTACTGCTATGTCGAATGCCTTCATTGCCGGTGGCATCTGACAATTCTTGAAAGTGACATTAAAACTTGCTTCAAGCCCCCCTGAGAGTAGATAGGATTGAACAAACGGTATAGTCACCCCAAGATCACATTCTTCAAATATACAACCAGGTACTGCACCCATATTAGCTAGTCGTGCTGAATTACCGATAGTTACACGGTAATAATAGGGTGAAATAGACACACTATTACTGAGTGACGTACTGTTTACTCCAATAAACCAGCCCCCAATCCACCTACAGGCCTGGCCACCTTGTGAGTTAGACGAAACGTTAGCACTACCATAAGTGAACCCACAATTTACAAAATCTGCGGTCACCCCACCACCAAAATATGAACAGGTTTGGTTAGCGCTTGCGACTGTAAAACAGTCTGTCAATATAGCTCTGGGTCTGAAAGAAAAAGTTTGTAAACCAGTCCCTAATGTATTTCCAAAATTATCAAATGTCATACCTTTGATATTAACCGGGCTGACGCCATAGACTATTGAGTTTGAACAATTAAGTCCGAACGTTGAATTCTTTTGGGATGTAGCATTAGCCGTCTGACCAATGTTTTTGAATACAGCGTAGCTATAGTCATGTTGTAAAAGTGGAGTAGTGGTATTACAAATATGCCATTGATACCCAGGGAATGAAGCACTAAAGCTAGTGAACGTAACATTGCTTGTGCCGTTACCCACACCCCCTCCGGCTAGGTGAGCTTTGGGCACTGCTGTAACTGGCACGATATAAGCGCCGGCTGAACCAGTGATAGCCCCGTTGATGGTTACAACAGAGGGGACATAGCTAGCTGAACTGGTAGCTGTGATGTATAGGGTATCACCAACATTCCACCCAACCACTTGATCGACTTGTATGGAGGTAGCACTAATGGCAACAGCTGCTGTTAAACGAGCTACTGGAACCCGAGTAGCGCCTGCAACAAAGAACTTTGAGGTGGCGAAGGTAGTGATCCCGTACTTACAGATAGCCATTGTTAGTGATTGATTGAGGATAAGGGTAGCAGTAATACCTAGAGGTATCTGATCATTTACTCCAGAACCTGCAGTAGTCTTTCCGAAATCGAATTCACCACCTGCTGAAATTACTAACTCGCCATAACAAGTAAGGGAACTATTGACAGTTCTACTTGCTTTGAGTATACCATTTACAGTGATACCTGTGATTGTATCATCTCCCCAGGTATGAGTAGAGGAGAGAGTAACTGTATGTCCTAAGGCAATGGTAACCTTATCCCCTTGTACTGGGACAACCCCACCAACCCATGTAGTTGTAGCTGTAGATAACCCAGAGGTTGCTGAAGTTATAGCTGCCATAAATATCCTTTAATTATTTTGTAAACCATTCACTCTTTAGTTTATCAGAGTACTCGTTTAGTATTAGCAGAAAGTATTCCCTTTCTCTCCTATATACTTCTAGCATTTGTTTATGCCTTATCAGTGAAGCTTCCAGCCTCTCAATCTCACTTAATAATTCACTCGTCGTTCTCATATGTAGTTATTACTATACCTTCCAAAGTTCCCTGGGCCTCCTCAGGATCTATTAGAATCTTCTCATCTAATTGTGGGAGAGAGGGAGAGTTATAATTAACAATGTTAAACACTTGATTATTATCTTCCCTCTTCTCTTGAAAGAGACCAAAGTGTTTACCTAGTTGTGTTAGTGCTTGTATTCGGGCAGCATGATTGGATCCAGATCCTTCTCTAGTCCCCTCTTTCCATAGTTTCTCTATGATTAACTCAGGAGAGATCATAAGGGAATCTGCTTTATCTTGTAAAGCAGAGGAGATGTGAAATTGTACAGATTCTTTACGAGAGAAGGGGTTGTCAGAATGATGCTGTTTAAGATTGGGAGCTACTGTCCTATGGGCCTCTATGTGAGAGAGAGAAGAGAGGTATGCTCTTACATACAATCTATCCAGTGGCTCTAGCCTAGGGGTTCTAATAGAGACTGTTTTACCTTCTTCCTCTTCTTTATTACTCATCTTCATCGTCCATATCAAAGTCAGCGAAGGCCATGTCTATAGGCCCCCATGTAAACTCCCATCCATTATAGCCTGTATGTATCCAAGGGATTAAAGTCCAGTATCTAATATGAGGGAGGGAGAGGTGTAGTTGTTTATTCATTGTTCCCTTTCTTTTTAGAAAGTTTAATCATAGTTGCTTTTACTTGTGGTAGAGTACCAAATATCCCGTGGCAATCAAAACTTCTAGGATTTCTACCTGGATTCTTTACACGAAAGACACAATTAATCTTGTTGTAGAAGTCAGAGTCTAAACCATCTCCAATAAATACTCCATAACCTACTAGGTCTGGGCCATATAGCTCAGGAAGATCTGGGGAATATAAGCCTACACATCGCTTAGAGTCAAACGAACATAGAATTGGAGGGTACTTTTGTTCTCCAGAACTCTTCGGGGCTTCATATTCTTTATTAGTTACAGGGTCAAAGACATGTGGAGTATGTAGATGCCAGTGAGCGTAGATAGTCGCTGCTTCGAATGTTGCACTCTCATAGTCCTCATTAGGTGTAAAAGTAATATGTTGATATATTACATTATCTTCAATGGTGGTTATTTTATCTAAGAAAGTTTGGCTTCTTAGTTCGGTGTTAACTGCTGAATACCTAGTAGTTCCACCACATCCAGAAGGATACTGAGCCTTTGGATTTAACCAGTACCCCATTTGTGATGATGTATGTACTTGATTATAAATAGAGGACTTAACTTTTGGTGCAAGACGCACAAGTGTACTGTGCCAGAGTTTTGAAGTTACTTGCTTACCTTTTGGTACGTTCTGAGACCCTGCTTCCGTAGGGTTAAGGCATTCACCTAACCCATTATAGCTTACAGCGGTTTGATATTCGCGCCCATGGTCATTGTACATTTCGTTTCCAAGGACTTGTATAGGCCCATTGATGTATTCATTTCCTTTAGAATCCTTTACAGATATAATTGCACTAGCGTAGTTTACTGGGTCGAAGATAGCCTTAAGTTCAGGGTTTGTTCCAGTATGGTTGTAAGTTTGGATGGTGAATTTTGCTTGCACTGAAAAGGCCGTACAAAGCATAAGTACTAATATTAATTTATTCATTGGCAAAGGAGGAGAGTGTAGATAATAGAAGGATGGTAGCTAGTTTCTTCATGCTTTTCCTGCGTTCTTATTTCGTTTATAGGATCTATTGGCTGAGGCTGATTGAACCCTTAGGTTCTTAGGGGAGTTGTTATTGGCATTGGTATCTTTATGATCTACATCCAATCCATCCCCTACTCTTACTCTCCCTTTCTTTTGGAGGGAGTATCTAGCTCTTCCTCTACTGGCTCTCTTTTTCTTTTGGGAAGGAGTTCCTTGGTAGTTAGCATATTCTTGTTTGTAATCTCTTTTATATCCTGGAGATGAAGGCATTGGTTTCTCCTATTAGTACTAATAGATCTATTAGGATCATTAGAATCATTATAAATTTATATTGTTTATTAAATATTTAATTAAATAATAATAAGTTCATTATTCCCTTAGGATCTAAGAGAACTTATAGTACTACTAGTTCCCTAACCCCCCTATATCCCCCCATATCGGCAGGAAGATTGATAACTTTAATTCCTTTATAATTTATGTATTTTATTTTTATTATTTTATTTATCAATAATTCCATTGGCCCCAAAAAGAGAACATTTGTTCTTATGGTACTAATAGTACTATATGGTTTATTAATTTTGTTAGTGATGTTAGATCTCTTTCCCTCTGCCTAGGATAAGTGTTGCCGTGGGACTGAGGGAACTATTGGTTCTCCTGGAACTTCATCTACTATTTTAAACTAGAGGGACTGTGGGAACTAGTGGAAACTCTTCTACCATTAATAACTAGAGAGACTGTGGGATGGATCATATAGTACCCATAGTCCCAAGGTACCCACATCCTAACCAGCCCCCCTTGAATCTGGTAGAATCCGGTATCTAATAGCGATTCGACATGGGATTTGACAGTACTGTGGGAACTATGGTAACCTAAAGGGTTTGGGGTTTATATACCCAGAGCCCACGACTCCTTATATATAGCACTGCACTATTGACATTCTCTGCCATTCAGCGTAGACTTGAAATCAGTCGAAAGGCAAGGACGAAACAACAACATGGATAGAGTGAGATTGACAAGCCTCACCGTTCAGAGTAGAATTGAAAACAGTCGGCAAGGGTGCCATGCAGTAACAAGGATAGAGTGGGATTGACAAGCCCCATCAGTTCGAGTAGAATGATTACCAGTTGAGGGAACAACCATAGCTGACAAGCTATTGGCTCTTGACTGACGGCTTGATTGTGCCTATAATTCAATCAACGCTCTTTAACAGATAGGTAAAATTTAAGCTCTAGTCGAGCAGACCATTGTATTATCGATACTCTAGTCTTAACTTGCTGGGTGTCCTAGTGGTGATAATGCTATCACTATCTACTAGCCACACTCTAGCCACGTTTGCTTTCGCAAACAAGTGTTAATGCTATCAGTTCGATAGTTGGCTCTAGCAGTATACTTTAGTGAATATTTTACTCACATAAAAAAGGTTGTGTAATCGTGATAAGCCACAAGGCAGGTGAGATTCCTTTGCCCACAACCGAGACTTGCCTAGAGGTAAATGACATGCCTCGTTCCTTAACTGGTACAAGCAAGCGGGCATTATCCCATAGACCTAGCGACTCTGTGGGGTAGCTTTATGCCTTATTAGCCTTAATCTAGGGTTAATAATTACCATAAACCTACTGAGGATATACAAATGAACACTCAAGCCTTATCTGTCATTGCAGAATCAAGCAGTACTAAAAATGAAAAATTCTTAAACGCTAAGTGGAATCAAGGTTTCGATAGCATTATCAAGGCGTCTGGCACCTTTCAATCAGGTGTCGATGGAGCCTTGCGCTCATTCTTTACAGATGTAGCCACAGCTAATGTGGATTACCATTTGATTAACAAGCTCTGGAAAGGTTTGGGTAGAGGTGTGAATAAGCAAGCACTCAAGAACTGGATTGTAGACTTCACTCCCTTGAAATATAATAAGGAAAAAGATGTGTTCATTAGAACCAAAAAGGCCAAGTGGGACTTGGTTAAATTACAAGGCGCTAAACCTTATTATGAGTACGAAAAAGAGAAAAAGGAATCTGATGTGGAGTGGTCTGCCACAAAAAAGACAGATGCACTCAAGAAGCATCTTGAAAAACTGATTGGCGAGTTCAACGACCATCAAGCTGACGCAACAAAACTGTTAGCACTGTTAGCAGTCCTTTAATCCAACAACCCCATAGTCCTAGCGGATTACTATAGTTCCCACAGTTCTATAGACTACGCTAGGACTATCATTATTAAATAGGATTCGGTTAATCGAGTCTTATTCACTGATGATAGTCCAATCACGCTGTTTCTAGAAACCTGGACTACACCCCAATTACCTACAACAATCGGAGTTTTAATATGTCACGTTTAGCAGACAACATTCAAAAAGAAATAGACAAAACCCAAGGGCAATATGCCTCTGGCCTGATCTCAGGGATTGAGAAGTTAACTGCCATGATTGACATAACCAACAACATGTTGGAATCGGAAATCAATGATTTAAAGAGTTATCTGTTTGATGCAGATACCACTGACTACCACAAGGCCACTGTCATCCGTGACAAGCTTCTTTTTATCGAGAAGGTTAAAAAGGAATTGTGTTTCTACTTAGAAGCAGGTATCTAAGTACACCAGCCCATTAGTACTCTTATTAGTGGGCACTACTACACCCACCCACTACTATCAGCATCACCATACCCACCCTTAGGAGATTGCAATGAGAACAACAGCCGTAGCCACACGCTCCACCCACGCCCCATTAAATCTAATGCGGACTCGTTCTATCAATGAAGTAAAAACAAGCTGTAAGCTGGTCTCTAAGTCCTCACAACTGGTATGTACTACCAACAAAGAGGACACTTGCTATTCATCTATTACCTCAGTCTATTCACACAGTGATGGTTCTATGACTGGTAGAGCTACCAATAAGTTTGGTAGTAAGGTGAAGGTTACTTACAATATTAAACTTGGAACATGGGAGTATTAAGTCTATTACTTATTTAATAATAAACTAATAAACTAAGCATTAGGACTAATAGTCTTATAGCCATAGTTCTATTAGTACTATTAGTCTATAATACTATATATACTATTAACTTCCCTCGGTTCCCCTGGGAGTGCACTTAGTATATCACACCTTTCTTATTTTGTCAAGAGGTTAAGATGAGGGATATAATCAAAGAAGAAAAAGTAATTATAAGGAAGAGTTCCCATAGAATAAAGAAGCTGAGGAAGATTAGGGGATCCTCCACTACCGACGGATTCTATGGGTCTCTACAAGCTATCAACGAAGTTCTTAATGAGTCCTATGATTCCCTAAGATTATCTAAAAACATTTTAAGTAGAATAAGGAGAAGAGCATGGCTAAGTTAAAGACTAACCTGAACAAAAAGTTGCTGAGGCAACTATGGATTTATGATAAGAAGGCTCATTATCGTGCCTGTAGAGTACCGTCTGCATCCTCTACTGCTACCTCTATACTAAGTGCATTCGAATGGTTGCTCACTAAAGAAGGGTTAGACTACTGGGATGGCGTACATAGAGGTATGCTCAGATCAATCCCTGACTACGGTGACATCTAAGGAAATCAAATGACTGATAGACAAGCACTAATGTTCATAATTGGAATCATAGTTATTTTTATTACCCTTATATATTTGGGTAAGAGCCATGGCTGTAGCGGTAGATGGGAAGAGTCAGGTACTCGTGCCAAATATTCCCCTAGTTCTGGTTGTATAGTGGAGGTGAGTGAGGGACATTGGTTCCCTGAAGAGAGAGTGGTAACAGGCTCTATTAAGGTAGAGAAAACATTAACTAACTAAGGAATAACAATGGCATCAACTACTATCAGACCAAGCCGCACCATCAAACCCCGTGGCCCATCCCAAATGAAAGCTAATTCTCTCATGCAAGACTCTGAAGGCAAATACCACAAGATCAATGGCTACTCCGGCTGCAAAGGCTGGGCATACCATCCAACCAAAGGGTTCAGGAAGGTGCGTGGATTCAATCCATCACAATTAATGGCTGTCAACACCAACAAGGTAGAAGCAGCTCTTGAATCAAATACTCTCGCCCTGTAACTATTATGCATTACCTAAAGATATACTCTCTTCTTATTATTTTTATAGTACTACTAGGTGTCAATCAGTTCTTGCTTCTACCTTGGTGTATTAAAACATCATTGTGGTTAGGAGCATTAGACTTATTGCTAATACTCCCATTCATGTTTGTATATTGTAACTCTTTCTTCTTTAAATAAAAGCTATCATGAAAACTAAAACTAACGCCATTGCACTACTATCAGCAACACTCCTACTCTCTGCCTGCTCTGATGACCAACCAAGCGTCAATGATATTTGCTCCGATGATGAGCTGAGCGTTGAATGCTTGCAAGGGCGGTTAAATGAACAACAGCAAGTAATCCTCCAGCAGCAACAGGTGCTAACTCAACAACCTCAACAAATCCAACAAGCTCAACAAGAAGCGGCCCAAACACCCCCCAATTACCAGCAAGCTCCTCAACAGCCGGTGGTAGTACAAGTTCCACAGCATGATTCTACAATGCAAGATATGATGCTAGGCGGGTTACTTGGTCATGCCTTAGCTGGTGACGGTGGTAGATCTAATAGTACAATCGTTAACAAGACCATTATCAATAAGGCTCCAGCTACTATACGACCTCCAGCTCCAGTTGTCCGGTCTAATATCAAACCAATCCCACAGTTCCGTCAAGCTACCTCATCGCCACGGTCTTTCTCATCATCACGTAGAAGATAATAGGAGTATAAAATGCAAGTAACACCTTGGAAAGAAGAAGAGAAGAAGAGTGATACGCTAGTCGGTGTATATGGCACCTTAAAGAGGGGTGAAGGCAATCATCGTTTATTGTCTACATCCGAATTAGTAACTACATCCCTAACTCCACCTAACTACGGTCTAGTTGATTTAGGCGCATTCCCTGGTCTAATCCCAGGAGAGGATAAGGTTGTCATTGAGGTATATAAGGTAAACAACCACACTCTATCTCGATTGGATTCATTGGAAGGTCATCCAACCTTCTATGAGAGGAAGGAGGTAGATGTTGTTGTCAATGGCAACACAGAGAAGGTGTGGGTATATCATCTTAATCGGCATAAAGACCTGGCCCCGTGGAATCTACGGGATGTTGATGGCAATATAACTTGGGGGAGACATACTCGTGATTTTTCTACAGAAATACAGGAATAGCACATCATCAGGTACTGATGTAGCTCAAGCTCTAGATCTACAAATCTATACCCCAAACATTGTGCCTTCTCGTAGAAAGGCCGGCCTTATAATCAATTGGGGCATTGGGCATGTACCTTGGCTATACTCTACATCTCAAGCTATCAATCACCCCAATTACGTAAAGGTAGCTGCTAATAAGCTAAGCACATTCGATGTATTGAACGATGCCTCAATAGATATACCAAGCTATACCACAGCCAAAGAAGTGGCCTTAGAATGGATTAGAGGGGGCTTTAAGGTCATGTGTCGAACACTACTATCAGCATCTGCAGGTAGGGGTATTGTGGTAGCTAAGGAGGAGGAGGCTATAATTGATGCTCCTCTCTATGTCAAATATGTAGAGAAGCGTTATGAGTTCAGGGTGCATGTTGTCTTCAATAACGTAGTCAAAATACAACAAAAGCGTAGGCTCTCCTCTGAATCATTAGCTGAAAGGGGTATTGTAGAGCGTAATAAGTATATCCGTAACTTGGATAATGGTTATATTTTCTCTACTAATATTGATGAGGGTTTAGGCGGTTTTATTGAAGAGATGGGAGATATATCCATCAGAGCTATTGGAGAATTAAATTTAAACTTCGGTGCAGTAGATATAATCATTGGAAGGATAGATGACAACCCCTATATCCTTGAGGTCAATACAGCCCCTGGGCTAGAGGGTAGTACTCTTCAGGCTTATGTAGATGCCTTTAGAGCCCACCTTTATAATTAGGAGGATACCTTTGGACGACATAACTATAGCTAGGAGGTATGCAGCTAAAGCAGATCAGGCCAGAGACAATGGCCATGAGTTCCTTTTATCTTTCAATGAGTATAAGAGGTTAGTAAAAAGGAAGAAGTGCTACTACACCTCTATCCCTTTCTTACAAGGTGATAAACAACTTGGCCTGTCTCTAGATAGAATTGATAACAGTAAAGGTTATGTCTCAGGTAATGTAGTAGCCTGTCTAAAAACCATTAACACAATTAAGAGTAGTCTTGAGAACCCAAGTAACCCAATAGGTGTGAAGCACTTGAAGAGAATGTGTGATGCCCTCATTAAATTAGGAGTATAAGATGTATAAAGCTAAAGTAGATCGTACTTGGATTGATAGCAGCGGGCTAGTGCTTGTACAGACTACGAAGGGCCCAGGATCCGAGCACCCTAAACCACACCCATTCGCTATTGTCAAGATTGGTGGTGTACAAGGATCCAATATTAAGTTCGAAGGTGTGAGGGAAGGTGATTTGTTAAGATGTGACTCCCTACCCTACATGTCCCGTCCTTCCCCTATTTACTCAAATGACTATAAGTACGAAACCTATACTAAAGCTGGACGTAAGTTCATGAGGTCTAAAGCCTTATACTGGCCAGTGAAGTTACCCAATGGCTTTTGGGTGCTGAGGGAACAGCGATGAACATTATAGAAGCTTACCTTTTAATAGGGTTAATAGTTGTTGTTGTAGATTTGGTGGTGTACTTAATGAAAGGGAGGGGTTTAATGGTTGGTGATATAGCGACTTATGTTCTAGCTATCATTACATGGCCAGTATTTTTATTAGATTATTTAATTAAACTAATTAATGACAACAGGCACACAGTGGCGATCAAGGGGTGGAAGAAATGAATCCTATTATAATCTATCTACTAATAGGGGCTGCATTAGCCACACTCCTCCAGTTGTACATAGGCGGCGGCTTAAAGGTTAAGGAGGTGTTTTTGTTTATTGCATGCGCCCTCATTTGGCCTTTGCTGCTATTCGTTGCAGTCTATTTAGGAGTGTTTGAGGGTGTAATTTACCTTTATAATACTTACGGAAACGCCTACCTTATCAACCCAAAAAAGGACGAAGAATGAAGGTAATATCTTATTTACTATGGCTTTTACCGGGTATTTGGCTACAAAAGCACGGTATATCGGTACTATCATGGGACTATTGGTTATTGGTGCTACTGATAATCTTATTAACATCAACAGAAGTATACAGAACTCGCGGGTTCTGAATTTAATTTAAAGTATTTAAAATACTAGGGGTATATATTATGAGCAATAAGTTTTTTATGGTTGGTTCAGATCCTGAGGGATTTCTGAGAGATAGAGAGAATAGATTGGTGAGTGCCATTGGAGTAGTACCCGGTAGTAAGAGTGACCCATTTAAAACTAAACACGGCTCTATTCAGCACGATAATATTCTAGCTGAATTCAATAGCATCCCTGCTGCATCCCTTCATGATTTCATCAACAATCATCGGTTAATCATAAGGGATTTGGAGGAGGTATTATCTCCATTAAACTTAAAGTTAGACTTCTCTGCAAGTGCTGTAGCAGATCAAGGACTACTATCAGATCCGTT